GTTTGTTTGGCTGCAAAGTTTGCTCTAGCCATTAACATTTTTTCTCTTTCAGCTTCAGCCTGTCCTTTCTGTGCCATGATAGACATAACACCACCTAATACGGTGGACGCTAACATGCTTAATAATTCCATGGGTATCATTCTTCACTCCTTAAATCGTCTAGTGTTTCTTTAAAATCTAATTTTAATTGTTGTACTTCTTCTAAGTATTCTTCGTATGATATTACGCCTTTCATTCTGTCGTTGTTAAGTCTCTTTCTTTTTTGGTTAAACTGTGATGATATTCTTGTGGTTTCTGCTGACTTAAATCTTCTTAATCTGTTTACATCTGCTGTATTTATTTTAAATCCCAAAGAGTTTGCAACTGCTTCCCAGGTTGTTAATGGGTCATCCAATGTATTGTACTTAGGCTTGTCTCCATATTCTCTTTCGTATGCTCTTTTTATTTTTTTGTATGAAAAACTACCTCCCAACGCTTCAGGAACATATGGAAGGTTAGGCACAAAATCTTTAGCAATTTTACTAAATCTTTCTAAACCTATTTCTGCCCTATTCATGCCAACTTCATTGACTCTATCAGGGTTTAATGTAAATGGGTCTATGCCTACTGCGTTGAGTGCTGCACCATACGCAGGACCACCAGGCTGAAGAAACCTTGGTGCGTATGGAACTTCTCCTGGAGTTGCACCACCTACCATAAAAACATCGCCACCTGGCAACATTCTGCTAAAGTTGAAATACTTAGGCTTGTCGCCACCTTTAATTCTTATATTGGCTTCAGGCATTGCACCCAATCCAAACATGTTTTGTGTGTTGAATTCTTGCATAAATTTTCTTTCTAAATCCATTTCTTCTTTTGATGCACCAGTCAAACCTCTTGATATATCATTGGCTGCAAAACCAAGGGCTGCAATTACAGCTACTTTTTCAGGATGCTTTAATCCTATTTCTGCTAGTCTTGGTATAATTCTGTAAGAGTATGACAAGAAAGGCACAAACATGCTTCTTGCTTGGTTTACAAGTTTGGATTTTATATTGTAATCTACAAATTGTTTTATAGATTCTCTTGCTGCTTCGGCTCTTGTGTATTTTAATTTTGTTTCAGGATTAACTTGGTTAAGTCTGCTTCTGTATAACGCTACCCTAAATAATCTATCTTCCATTTGATACCAGCCTGTTGCTTTGTCATCTAAATAAAGACCTAGCTTTTTAACTGGATTAAATAATTTTGTTTTGCTTAACAAATTGTCCATGGTTTTTACAGCACTAGAAAACCAATCTCCAGTTTGCTCAGCTTCTTTTGTTGAAAACATTTTTGCTAATCTTTCTGCATCTGCCATTTTTAATTCTGCTGATATTAGGTCTCGACCAAACACACCACTTTCATACATGTGTTTTAAGTCATCGTCTAAATCATTCCACTTTACAATACCTCTTTCAAATCCTAATATTTGACCAACTGTTCCGTCTGTGTGAACTTTACCTAATTGTTTCCATGAACCATTGCCACCGTAATATAACGTATAGTTAGATATGTAATTGTTTGCATGAACGGCAGGGTTGTAAACTGTTTTAGTTTTTTTCCAAAAACTGTTTAATTTAAAATATCCTTCTCCTAAAATTCTTGAGCCATCATTTTCTCTAAGCGACTTAAGAAGTTGCATATCTTTATATTCACTCATTCTTACTAAATTTCCATTTAGTTTTCCATAGGTAGCTATGCTAGTGCCGTTATCGCCACCGAATGTTGTAATTGCTTTGCCTGTTCCTGTTGGGTCAGGCTCTGTTGCTTTTGGAACATACACAAACTCTTCTTCTATTTTACTACCATCTGCCAATTTTGTTTTTTTAATGTATGGATTAGCAACGGTAGCTGATGTGTATTCTCCTTCTTCTTTCCTTTTGATTTTTAAATATTCTTGATATGCTTTGCCTTGTTCTTTTTCCAATTCTTTTTTTAATTTATTATATCTTCCTAGGTTTATGTATGGCACATCAGGAAGTGGTTGTCCTGGTTTAAAACCTGGGGGCAAAGTTTCATCTGCATACCTAAGTTTGTACATGTTCATTTGTATTTCGTCTGTCTTTGCTGTGTTTACAATTACTCTTCCGTTTTCACCTTTGTTGGCAGATATTTTATAACCTTTCTCAGCTAACTTGCTAACTAAAGCATCAGATGAGTTCATTACAAAACCCTTGGCAATGCCTGTGTTATAAAGTTCTGCGTAAAATTTACCAATACCAACGGTTGTTCTTAACTCTAATGCAGTTTTAGCTAAAGACATAGAAACATCCTCTATTTCTTTAAGACCTTGTCTTTCTAATTTAGTGTATTGTGTTACAACTTCATACTTATTAGGGTTGTCTTTACTTTTTCTTATAACAACTCCATAGTTGGATGTTTGTTCAAGAGGGTTTAATGCTTTGTTGTATTGTGGGTCAGCAACATCATCAATTCTGTTAACAAGATTACCTGCTTCGTCTCTTATTTTTCCATAAGTCTGCATTATTCTGTAATCGTATTTTCTTTCTGCTCTTAATCCAGGAACAATTCCTTTTAATTCTTCTTTAGTAAAAGTGTTTTTGTTTCCTAAATTATATATAGTACCTCTACTATACAAAGAGTTACCTTTAATTTTATCTAATGTAGATACAATTTTGTTTGTTTTTTTAGGACCTAATGCTTGTTCAAATACTGCATAATTTCTTTTTAAATAAGAGTTTATGTTTGTTTTAAAATCAGCGTCATCAATAATACCTGCTAACCTCATGTCTTCACCAATACCTTTCATAATATCAGTTTGTTCGTCATTCATTTTTAACAGCTTGTTTGTTTCTTTAGGCAAACCTATTCCTAAAAAATCTTCTATAGCTTCGTTTTTCATTTCTTTGTTTTTAAAAGCTAGTTGTTCTTCTGCTGTAAGTTTTGATATTTCTGATTTAGTCCAAGGTTTTTCAGTAGCAGGGTTTATATCCCCAACGACCCTTGTCTGCCTGTTTATTGCTTCGCCTTTGGATAAAGCTACTAATTCGTCTTTACCTAAATCGCCACTCATTAAGTTGTACAAAATCTTTTTATTATTATCATCGAGTTTTTCTACATCCCTGTTCAAGGAAGAAAGTCTGCTGTAATATGAGCCTACTCTTCCGTCTAATTCATCAGCTAATTTTAATATTTCAGGGTGCATCCTATTTTCAGGTGAAACTCTATGTATTGCAGTGTTTACAAATTCCATTCTGTTCAATCTATCCCCAGCTTTTTTACCTGCTGCTATGCCAAGACCTACTAACGCAACATTTCTAATAAAATCTGTTGCTGTTTCTTGGTTATCTTCAGGTATTAAATCCAACATGCTATATGCAGTAAAACCCCCAAGCGTCATACCCAATGGTCTCATAGGATTTTGTACCCATTTATTCCAAGTAGGTATCGCTACATTTCTTTTATAAGATTCTATTGCAGTAAGTTTTTCATCGAATGATTTTAGTCTTGCAACTTCTGCGTCTTGTCTTCTTAATGCTTTAGTTCGTGTTTGTTCTATCTGTAAATTTTTGCTTGGCAACTCTTGTAACTCTTGTTGTCTTGTTACAGGAGGTGTGTCAAACCCTGCCCATTTTCTAGCTGCTAATCCCAGTCCACCTGTAATAACACCACCACCAACAGCACCTAATCCAGCTTGTTCTAATCTTGAAAAGCCACTATCTTCATCTACATACGATGCTGCACCTAACCCTGTGCCATACGCAACGCCTTGTTTGACCAAAGACGCAACAGACTTTGCTTTAGCTAATGGAATAACCCAACCAGCAGGGTCAGCAATAACGCCACCCATATAAACAGTAAACGCTTTGCCACCATATTCTTTATTTCTGAATATAGCGTTGAGTTTTTTTTGGTCTATACGCATTTGCTCTTCATCAAAACCAAAGATTTGTTTGACACCTCTATATGTGTCAAGCATCCCCATTGTTCCTGCATAAGCTAATGCTTCTTTTTCATTTTCAATGCCTGGGACATTTGCTGAATCAATACCTATTTGGTTATTTATTACAGCTTCATAGTTAGAACCTGCGTTGATTCTATCGTACAACTGCTCATCGCTAGGATTTATAACTGCTTTGCCTGGCGTTACAGTGTCGTTTATTATATTAAATAATTCTTTGTCTTCTTGTGTTACTGCCATTATGTATTGCGAAGTATACTGTAAGTGTTAAAAGTTTCATCCCAAGTAGGTGCTTCTTCTCCTGCTGCTTTAGCTCGTTTAACTTGTCCTTTATGAAACTCTATGTAATTATCTCCTTGACCAGTGTTCCCTAAAAGATAATCTTGAGTAAACAAATTGTTTTTAAAAAATTCTTGTGTTGGAGGACTAATTCCTTCCTCCATAAAGTCTTGTCTTAATTGTTTTAATGCACCTGTATATTCATCAGGAACATAAAATAATTTACTGTATGCTGTTTGTGCTTTACCAAATTCAGTACTTGCTTTTTCAGCTTTTTTACTTGCTGTAGTTCCTGCTGTTGCTAATGCTTTAACTTGAGTTGCTGCGTCAGTTGATACATCTTTTAAAACTCTACTGGCTTTATCGTATTCATTTTCTCCCATTCGAGTCCTGCCAAGTAAACCAATCCCTGCTCTAAGTAAGGCAGCGTTTTGAATAGCAGCCAACATTTTTGCAGGGTCATTGACCTGCGATGATGGGGCTAATATACCACCTAATCCTTCAGCAAATTCTTTTAGTTTATCTTCTTCAGCCATTCTTATCTCCTGTATCTAGCGTATAAATCTTCGTCTTGTATTTTAGTTCCTGCTACTGCTGGGGTAATCCCTGGTGTAATTTTTGGTGTTGAAGTTGTTGAAGTTTTTAAACCACCACCTTGCACCATCGATAATATTTTTAATAAATTCATATAATCCATACCACCTGTTGCTGTGTTCAGGGCTTCTGTTGTTTGTGGTTGTGATGCTGCGTTAAAACCTACTCCTCTTTGTAAGGCTGACAAACTAATGTTTCCAGCAGGGTCTGTTAATTCAGCCACTCTTAGACTTTCTTGTTGTGCAGGTGAAAAAGGTTGCCCTGCAATTTCTATTGCTGTGGTTGGTTCTCTTTCAATATAACCCATACTCATTAAACTAGGAGCATCTGCATCTCCTACTTGATTTTTAAAACGAATACGATTATTGTTTTCTGCTAAATCAATATCTATTTTGTCTTTTAATTCTTTGCTTTGTTCTTGATAATTTATTTCTTTAAATGGTCTGCCAGTTAATTTATCTACGCTTCCGTCTGCTATAAAGTATTGACCATTATTTTTATAAACCATTGTGTTAGGACCATATTTTTTTCCTCGCAAAGGGTCTACTGCTGCTGGTCCTGATGGTCTTTGAAACCTTGGGTCATTAGAATATGCAGTGCCTTCGTTAGCACGGTTTTGTACTTCCATTGCTGCTACGTTTGTAGCAATGTTGTCTTCATATTCTTTTTTCTTTTGTTCTTCTGATTTAAATAAACCTAATACATTAAACAGGCTTACTGTACTCATATCTCCTAAAACTGCCATAATAATATCTCCTTAATTAATCAAACATACTGGCTAATGCTATTGCTGCTGCTATTGAAGCACCTACAGGATTGCTTACTAAACCAGCAGTTGCATTAGCACCTGCTCCTGTAATTACTCCTGAGCCTACTCCTGCTCCATAAACACCCATTCCTAATAACCCTGCACCGACTGCCTTCTGTCCAAAGCTAGGACTACCACCTTCAGCCGTAGTAGTGCTACCACCTGGCAGTATATTACTTCCTGCAATGTTAGAGTATCTTGTTAGTGCTTCGTCAGGAGCTTGTTGTGCAAATTCAAATCTTGCTCTTGCTTTATCAATCGCTTGTTGTTGTCTTTGTTGCTCAGCCGTACCTAACGCACCCAACTGCATAGCTGGTGCTGTGATAGCTTGTTGTGATTGTGGAGCTATCGTTAAGGCTTTTAACTGATTAGCTTGTGCATCTCTATAAGCATCACTATACATCGTTGAAGTTATATCACCTGCTTTTTGCAAGTAATCTCCTATAACCCCTTGTTCTAATATTGCTTGTCGTGTGCCACCTAATTGTCCTGCACCTGTTGCATCTCTTCTTGCTTGTTGTAATAAACCTTGTGCTTGAGAATAAACTGGACGCAATGCTGCTTCGGCAGCTCCTGCTAAGTATGGATTACTGGCTAGATTTTGTGGGGACATTAAGCTGTAGTTTTGAGCTGCTGCTATGTTGTCAGCCAGTGCTTGTTGTGGAACAAGATTGGCTCTGAGTTGTTGTTCAGCAACCTCCATGTCCTCGGTTAACCCTGCATAAGTTTGACCAGGGAAAAACTGTTGTGCTCCTTGGTTATATCTAGCCTGAGCTTGTTGATATATGTCTTCTATATACGGAGCTTGTTGTGGCGAAGGTAACGCCATAGTGGTTTGTGTACCACCTCCACTTCCTTTACCCATAATATTTACCTCTAGTGTTTAACATTTAATTCTTTTCCTAAAACTGTGTAAGTATTTTCATACCCAAACTTATTTAATTTTTTTGCAAAACCTTTTCGACAACATGTCTCTATAGCTTCGCACCCATTTTCTAACGCCCAAGTTTCTAAAGTATTTAACCAATCCTCAACCCACTCATCTAGGTCTTTACCACCTAACGTAACTATACGACAGGTTGTTCTTCTTGGGTATTCAACTATTTCTGTAGTTAATACAGAAACTATTTCTTTATCATCGTTGCTTAGAATCCATAACTGCATTTCTTGATTCTTAATCTTGTGATAAATGTCGTGTGTATTCTGTTCTTCTTTACCTCTTGAGTTACCCATTGCTATATAGGGTTCACAGTCATCCCATACATGAGGTAACAATTCAGGTAAGACTCCTGATATATATATCATCCGAGTTTCACCCAACTACCAGCAGCGTTTCTAAAGTATACGCCTTCTCCACTGCCTGGGTTAAAGTTTGAGCCATCTGCATACACAATGTCTCCTTGTTTAATTCTTGCTGGAGCTACGTTTTTAACCTCTACAAATGTAGTAGGGTTTTCTTGTAATGCTCCTTGTAATTTTGTAAGTTCTTGAAAGATGTATTGTGGTAAATCTTCAGGGTTGCTCGGTACTGGGTTAGGTACATACTTAGGTGCTTCAGACATTATCTACCTCCTAATACTTCATATTCTATATCATATCCGTTTAATTCAAAAGTTGTAGCTGTTGTGTTTTGAAACTTAATAGCTATGTATTTACCTGTGGCTCTAGCATCTACTTTGTTTTGAGAGTTTGGGTTAATGCTTTGTTGTGTTTTATAAGTATAAGTTCCGTTAGGACTCATTGAGCTGCCTACAAATATTTCAGCACTTCCTGTTCCTGCAAACCTTGGTGTAACCTTTCTGACTTGTACTACTGTGTTTGGATTGTTATCAAGGACTAAACCTTTTCTTTCTAACATCATAGTAAAATTTCTTCCTGCAAAATCAAACCCTTGGTCTGCTCTATACAATCTAGTATCGCTTGTACCTGCCATTAACATGCTGGTCTCTGTAGGATTATAAGACCTTTCTCCCCATGATTCAGTCGTGCTGTAAGCGTCCCAGCTTTGTGATTGACCTGACCATAAAATGCTAGTGCTTCCGTCTGAGGTAGGACTAACTACTCCAAGCCCTATCCCAAGTATTCCTGGTAAATCTCTGAAGCTGAACGCAGAAGTATTATAGTTATAAATCAATGCTTTATTGCAGAATGTTGAACCGACTGTTGGGTATGAAACCCATATCTCTCCCTTCTGTATGTTGTGAGCTACAAAAGTATTGGCATAATTTGTGCTGTCTATTTCATCAAACAATGTTCTTTTGATTACATCACTAGCTATAGATTTTTTAGACACACCATCGTGTACTATAATGTCTCCATTAGTTACCACAAAATGTCTTCCGTTAAATTCACAAGCACAGTTCTTAGATAAAATACCTGTGTCATCAAATAATTTTTGGAAACTAAAAACTAAGTTACCTCCAATATAATTCATTATCCATGTAGTCTTTTCTTTATATATAACAAAAGATTGTTTAAGTGCAAATCCATCTACAATAAAATCTCCATTGTCTCCGATAGTTGTAGCACCTGCGTCATTCGTAGCCCCTGCTGTCCATGTGCTAGGCAATGCGTTATTCTCTGCTGCATCTCCCCATCTAACTTTGTTTGGAAAATTTACAGAAGACTCTGTTAAGTTTAATGATATTAAATAATTACCATAAGGTCTTATTGCTTTACATACTGTGTTTGCTGCCCAATTAGTTAAATCACTAAAGTTATTCGAGCCTGTGTTAGCTAAACATTGGGGGTCATCTACTCCGTTATTGAAAATAGGTAGACCGTTAAATATTGATACATCCCAATTACCTTGGGCTGTTAAGTTTGTAGAGTAATCTCCACCTGATGTTCTAGTAAAATCAGTATGTGTTGAGCCATCTGTTCTGTATATCTTTGCAGTCCCTGCATAAAACCAATAGTTGTTTTGTCCTGTTGCCCAGTTTAATACTTGATAAGGTGCTACTGTAGGATTAGCTACTGGAAAAGGGTTGTCATGACCTGATATTTTTTTAGCTGCACCGTCTTCAAATCTTGCGTTCTCTGTATGAGAAAAAAACTCAGGAGGTAAGGTTGTAGGGTTTGAATCTTTAACCATTCCTTTAGGGGTATTTGATTGAAATATAGGCATTACGCAGTTCTTCTCCACATATATGCAACAATGTATGGTTGAACAATAGTATGTGCTGAACCACTACCTGTAGCTGCTGTAGTAAAAGTTTCACCACTAGATGTGCTGTCAGGAAATAAAGCGTGGTCATTAGAACTTCCACCATTTTCTGATGAAGGAATACTTACTGTATGTGTATGTGATGGTAATTCAGCAGTTGTTAAAGTATGTGTTTTAGAACCACCAGTTTCTTGTAGTGCATCAAAATCACTATCACTGGCATCATACCCTACAATTACTTTACCTGTTCCAAAAGATACCCATGTTCCAAATCCTAATAAAGTTCCAGGATTAGTTGTAACAGCAGCATTAATATAAATAGAACCTACTGGATATACAGCTTGTAAAGTTGTTGC